TGACTGGGGGTCAAGAGGCCGTGAGTTCAAGTCTCGCCACTCGGACCAAGAAAAACCTCGAAACCATTGCGGTTCCGAGGTTTTTTCATATTTAGACTATTCTGGCAAATTCTCGATTATGCCCAATATTTCTATCCTGTTACCCCCGCAGTTACCCTCGCATAAAAGGCCCCTGCCCATTGCGGGCAGAGGCCTTTTGGGCTAATAGTGCATCATTTTTTAGGCTCGCTCATCCCTCGCGAAACATCCCTTGCATCGTCCGAACCTCGGCAGCCCTCTCAATCTGCTTCCTGTGCAGATAGTCATAGAGGCCCTTCATGCCCTCGGGCGGCTCGCCGTGCTCCTGCCGGTACTTCTGGATGACGCCGGCGACCTCGGCGTGGAGCATCGTCATGTGATGCATCTCTTCGCCGGAAAGCTCGTAAAACGTCTTCGCAAGAGCGGGGCATTCGTCCTTGTACTCGAGGGCGCATTTCGCGTACTTCATCGCGTCCTCGATTTCCTCGTCGACCATCGCCGACAGTTTTTCAATGAGTTTCATTTTCTTCCTCGCTTTCTGCAGCTTCGACATTATTTATGGCATTAGCAAATAGCAGCAAAATTATCCCGAGCAGCAGAGCATCTGAATCGTCGTTCACAGTTTTTCGACCGTGACCGCAAGGTTGTTGACGACCGATGCCACGCCGTCGAGCGCCAGCGACAGAAGAGAGCCGTCACAGCCGCAGGCGTTACGAATAATAGCCGTAATAGTGAGGTTTGCCACGCCGTTTGCTGCGACCGTCTGAGCTGCCGTAGCGCCGATGATGGCGACGCCGTCCTTCTGTGCGGTCAGGCTGACCGTACCGGCAGCCGTGGGCGCGACTGTCGCGCTGACATTGACAAGGTAATAGCCCTGCCCACACAGTGTAATCGCGTTGCCGTCCTGACGGATGTTGCAGCCATAGCGGCGCGTCGTCGAGCCGACCGGCACGATGCCGCCGGCCGCAACGGTGGGATTGCTGACGTTGGTCGTGTAAATTGCAGACTTGCTCATATTTTACCCTCCTAAAAAATTAAAAAGCGGAGCAGCTGTTGCCGCCCCGCTTGCCTCGCCGAATAGGGCGTCAAATGTTGCCGTTTCCGCAACCGCAGCCACAGAACGGGGAGTTGCCCGCGCTGTAGGTGTAGCCGCTGGGATAGCGAACGACACCGCACATCTGCTCGCGCAGATAGAGCTGGTTGTTGGCCTGCTCAAGCTGTGCGATGCGGCCTTCGAGCTGGCTCTTTTCGAGCGCTGCGAATTTAGCGTCGATGTTGGCGTTGATGGCGTCAAGGCCACGCTGCGTGGTGCAGCAGCAGTCTGCCATCTGGCGCTGGATGTCGTTGCCGGTCTGCATGATGGCCATGTTCGTGCCGTTCTGCGCGAGCGCGACCTCCTTGCCCAGCTGACCGATGCCGCCCTGCATCTCGTAGCCGAGATTGCAGATGCCGTTGCCGATGTTGGTCAGGCGGTCGTTCAGCTGGCCAAACTGCTGGCCGAAAAGGATCTCCTGCTGCGACGCAGCCGTGGCGTACTGGCCAAACTCGCCCTGGCGGTTCCATCCGTTGCCGCCAAAGCCGAACATGAAGAGGAAGAGCACGACAATGAGGAACCAACCGGAACCCCAGCCGTTCTCATCGTTCGCACCGCGGGTGACCGCGGCGATATCGCTGAGAGACATACCACTATCCATGTGTCAAAACTCCTTCCTGAAAGATTTTATAAATAAACCGTTGCGCACCGGCTTATTTCAGAAATTGCATAAACTCCTTTGCCTGTTCTTGGAGCTGCTGGAACTGAGCCTGAGACATCTGCCCGGACTGCAAAAGGCGTTCAATCTCCTGCTGCGCTTTCTGTGGCGTCATGCCTGCAGCGAATTTGCGGAATTCGCCGATCATCGCAAGGGGATTATTCGGTCTTGCCGCCCTTTGGCTTCCCATCAGGCTTTCCAGCAACGGATTGTTCATTGACGATTCCCTCCAATCTGGTCAGGCGTTCTTCGATACTCGTGAGGCTTGCTGTGCTCTGTGTGGGCTTTGGCTCGTAAGGCGTCATCAGATACGGCGTTTTCGACTTGTACCCCGCGTCGTCCGTTTTGACATACCAGCCGATCAGCACATCCGACCGCGAGATATCCATCGCGATCATTTCACTGCGCGGTGCCATCCTGAGCGCGTCCACGCCGTTTTCTCCGTTCACGCGGGTAATTTGACCCGCAAAGCCTTGCATCGCTCCTGCGCCGTTCTGTGGGCTTGCAGGGGCATATCCTGAATAGGGGTTATACCCCATCTGATAAGGGTTGCCGAAATATCCCATGCGCGCACCTCCTTTTGTTGTCTCAATGATAACGAAAAAGAGACCCCGCAAAGAGCCTGAAAAAGGTCTTTGTAGGGTCTCTTCTTTATGTGTTTTTGATACCGTCCGCGATTTTGCTGTATGCCCGGCGTCGCCGCGTCTTCACGTACTCCGGTGAGACGTGCAGCGTCTCCGCGACTTCGATGCGGCTCTTCCCACGCACATCGCATTCAATAAGGCAGTACGCCTCGTCCTGCGGCAGCTCAAACGATAAGATATACGCCACAGCCCGCTTGGGGGCCATAGAAGATAATTGTGCGCGGATCGACCTGTGCTGACTGTTCATGCCCCGTGTAGGGCTTGCAGAGGCGCTTGCGCGTGGGCTTTCGCCGCCCGCTCCTTCCTTACTTTTTCAACCGCTCCAACTACGGTTTACTTCATCGTTGCGAGTTTCCTGATGAGATCGTCGCCGTATTTGTAAGCGGCGAGGTAGTCCAGCGTGCGATCCTCGATACCCGCGCGCTTTTTGAGCACTTCGCGATAGCTCGCCTCGTACTTCGGTCGGTACGCGCCCAGCACAAGCGATTTTGCCCGCTTCTTTCGATATACGCCGTCGCCGTTGGCCTGACTGCCCGCCGTGCCGCTCGATGTATTGCCCTCGATGGCGATGACGTACTGCCCGCTCACGCTCTCGCAGATGCCCGTGTGGTCGGTCTTGACCTTCGTATTGGGAAAGTCGTAGATCAGCACGTCGCCCGGTTGATAGCCCTTTGTGACCCACTGGCCGTGGGCCTTCGCGTAGTTCATCAGCTCGCCGCAGCTCGCGGTCTTTCCGCCGCCGTAGAAGAGGGATTTGTCCGCCTGCTGAAAGCACCACCACACAAACTGCATGCACCAGTACACGCCGTTCACGCCGTAGGCCTTACCGTATTTCTGGCGGTTGCCCGGCTGCTCCACCGTGCCGATCTCCTTGCGCGCGATGGCAAGGATGTCTTCTGCTCTCGCCATGCTTACGCCGCCTTTTCTGCGCCGTAGAGCTTGCTGTGCAGCTCAAGCACCGCCGCCTCAATGGCCGCGTCCAGTTCATCTTCGTCTAAAACAATGCCGCGCTGTTTAAGGTAGTCGAGCACCCACCTCTTTTTCTTGTCGCCGTCCGCTGCGGTGTAAATCTGCTCCGCCGCTGCGACCGCGATCTTGACCCACTTGAGCGCCTCCGTCACCTTGTCGCTGCCGTAGCGCTGCTTGAGGTAAGGAAACAGGACTGCCGAGATGCTCAGGCAGACAAGTCCGATAAGCATTTTAACGATCTCCGTCATATCAAATGTCATTGTTGTTCTCCTTTCGTTTCCGTCCAACGATAATTTCCACCAGTGTCAGAAGCCCGGTAAAGGCTTCAATGATGCCGCCCGTACCCAGCAGGTACGGGAAGATGTTGTCCCACTGCCACCCCTTGATGCTGTAAAAGATGACCGTGTAGATCACAAAAGCGGCGATGAAAATGCCAACGATAATCAAAATGATGTTCCTCGTTCGCAATTTTGATGCCTTTTTGATAAGGTACTTCATCCGACCGCCCCACTCAGCAGCCACGCGATAAACGCGCCCGCCAGCGCCGCGAGAGCCTTGTCGACCAGCCCGTCCCAGCGCTTCCCCGCCTTGCCCGTGATGGCTTTCACGTCCTCTTTAATCTCCTTGACGTCTCCCTCGACGGTCTCCTGCTTGGTCGCCAACACCTCGACCGACGTTGCCAGCCGGTCAAGCGCCGTTTGGTGCTCCTGCAACTCGTTGATGCGGTGGGTATTGCTCTTGCAGCGGCTTTCGATCAACGCGATCGACGCATCATCGTAGTGCTTTGCATTGTCCATTTTTCACGCCCCCTTATTTTTATGGTGTTCTCCATTGAGCCTATCATGCCACCTTCGAAAATTCACCACGGGGCAAAAGAACCTGCCGGGCATCCGACAGGTTCTTTTTCTTTACGCCGCTTTCTTCCGTGCGATTGCAAGTTGCTCGTCCACCCGCGCGCGGTTCCAATGGCGAATGCTCTTTCCGACGCCGAAGTCCTCAAAGAGGGCTGCACGCTGTTCATCGGAAAGCCCCTTCTGCTGATAAACAAGCTCCATGATCTGTAAGCCTTCACTGTTGCTGATGGTATCCCCGTTTTTGTCCTTCAGGCTTTCGATCCCGCCTTTCGCCAGATAGAGCACAATATACTGGGCTTCTGAAACGCCCGTTTTTTTGACGGTCTCTACAGCCTTTGCTACCCAACCGTCCGGTTGATAGCTGCTCACGCTCATTTTCCCGACGACGTTGGCATATTCGTAGGCTTTCGCAACGGCATCTGCCTTATCGCCGTCGCTCATGGACTTATAGCTCGCAAGTCCCGTGAGCTCGCTGGCGATCTTATGGGAAGTCTGCCCGCGCTTTGTGGCGTACTTGACGTATTCCTCGCCGGTCAACTGTTTGTTTTCCTTATTCACGGTGAAAAATTTCGGTGCGCGCTGCGGCAGGACTTTGGTCTCACCGGTCGCCTCATACAGGCGGCTCAATTCATCTTCCATTTTGCTGCCGCTTACCTTCGAGGTATACGCGGGATTCGCAAAATTGTTAAATGCCCGCGCGGCCACGCCTCCGGAGTTTTCCGTGCGCCCCCATGCGTCGATAAAGGGAATCTGCCCGTAGTCAACGCCCGGAATACGCGCGCTCGCCTTGCCGAGCGCATATTGCATATCCGGCGTCAGGAATTTGTTCTTATCCGTATAGGTCGTCATGCGCGTGCTTTCGCCCGTGCGCTCCGCCTGCCCGAAGACCGTCGGGATACCCTGCGTCAAATAACTCGTCGCCGCGCTTGCTACCGCACTGGTTAGTGCGTTTGTGTCCCCGGAGGACGCATACCCCACCGCGTCAAAAACGTCGTTCAAGCTTTGCAGACAGCTCATGGAAAGAAGCGGGTCCGTCACGTTGCTTGCTGCCTGAAGCATATCACTCATAGTGAGATACCCGTTGTTCGCCTGCATCTGCTCGTAAAGGTTTGCCCCAACGAAAAACGGAAGCGCTTCCGGCGCAAGCCAATCCAGCGTAATACTCGTGCCATTTGGCAACTCCATCGCATATTCCTGATGCCCTTGCAGCTCGTCGAACTTTTTCTTCTTCTCGTCATCACCGCCGCTGCCGCGAAGAATGCCCTCTTTCGCCATATAAAGGCCGAGCATCATCAGCCCCGTGCCGGTCAGTCCGGCGGCGGCCCGGTCGATCATTTCGGTCGCCTGCATATTACCCTTCTGCACCTGCACAAGGTCATAGCTTATGCTTTTGAGGAAGCCAATAGGGCTGTATTCCACGCCGCGCACCAGAATGTTGGCTGGTGTCTTGCGGAACGGCAGGATTCCTTCGGCGAGGGTGCTTCCGAGGCGTTTCATCTTGTTATCCCCGCGGTATCTGCCGAGATCGGAGATCATCTGTGAAAACGCATTGGTGTCTCGATAGGTTGCTTTCTGCGCCTCTCTGATCGCGTATTCGCGTGCCGCTTCAATGCCTTTCCCGCCAGCGACCTGCTCCGCGGTAATGCCATTTGCTTTGCAGAATTGCGCCAGCGCCGCCGCGTAATGCGGCTTGGAGAACCATGCGTCTTCCGCATCCAGCGCCGTGCTATTGAATTTGCGCATCGCTTCCAGCAGCTTCGGTTTGAAGATCGTGCGCCCTTCCTCGATTTCCTGTCGCACATTGACATTATCATTGTACTTGCCGCTGCCAAGCGCCTGCTCGCGAATGTTGGCATAGTCGCTCCACGCCGCCTTGATAAGCCCTGCGTCCTTCGTCGTCAGGATAGCTTTCGTACGTCCGACTTTGCCGCCGCTCACAGCATTCGCAGCGCTCTCAATGCCTGCGCCGATGACGTTCTTTACCGTGACAGCAGGAACAAATCCTACGTTGCCAACGATGTTACGCACATGCGTACGTGGATTACCAAGCATCGAAAGGTAGCGCCAAGCGTTCCATTTGTCAATGAAGCGGCTCGGCATCTGTCTGCCGATATCACGATAGATTTCCTTCATTGCCTCGGTGCGCGCATCGTCGTCCTTTGCGTTCAGGAACTTCTCAGCGAGGTCACGGTCAATCTTCAGATCAGGGGCCTTTTCCCCGTACTGCTTTTTGAGATCTTCTGTCAAGTTCTCCACGCTGCGCTGCGCCGCATAAAGCTGCGTACTGGGGTCCTGCTGCTTGAGCAGCCGCGTTGCCTGCAACGCCTGCGCCGCATTTCTCTGGCGCTTTACGATGGTGTCGAGCACATCGATAGCTGTCTCCACATCACCGCTGTTTGCTGCATTGTTGTAGAGCGCCCAGCCAATCGCCGTATTCTCCTTGCTGATTCCCTCTTTGGTGGAATTTTTCCATTTATTCAAGGTCTTTTGCCAACCTTCGGTTTTGATGCGGCTTTCTGCGTCACTAATGGCCTGCTTGTCCGTATAGCGGTCGTAGGAGAAATCTCCTTTTGCCACCATTCGTTCCAGCGTCGGCACCATTGCGTCCGGCGTTGCCTTTGCTTCCAGCACCGTGCGGATCGTGCGGCTGACGTATTTGTCATCCGCCGTCTTCTTCGGTACCTGCACTTCGCGGTATGCACGCTCGCCCGCCGGGATATATCCGTACTTCTCTTTCAACGCTTCGTAGTTCTCCTCGGGAATCTCACGGGAGAATTGCGCGTCATTCACGCCGTTGACCTTGGCGAGGCGGTCTGCATCGTCGCCTGCCTTGTACTCCACAACATTCATGCCCGCATTGCGCATCTCGCTTAACAGGTCGACGGGTGCATCGTCCGGCGCGATAACGGCAAGTGCCTCATCAAAGCCGACGACGCGCTGGGGCTTCGCCTCGTAGTACCCCGTCGGGATATTGGCTGCGCGGTCAATGAGTGCCAGGATGCTCTTGGCGTGCCCGTCGGATATGGCATAGCCTTCCTTGCGGAACGCCGCCTTCACCGCCGCCACGGTTTTCTTCCCCTTGGCCGCTTCTGCGATAATGCCGCTCAGGTTTTGTTCCTCCTCGAAGCTGTTGTCGTACTTGTGCATCGTGGTGAGCATCAGATCGTTCACCACACGGTCAAGGTAGATGCCGAGGTCTCGCAGCGCCTTCTCGTGTTCCTCTTCGCTCACCGTGCGCAGCCGCGCCTCGTCCGCGTGCATCTCGTCCACGTTCCGGTATTCCCGTGTGGCCGTTGCTGCCAGCGTCTCCGGGGTCACGCCGTACATGTTCGCGCCCTTGGCTGCCGCCATGTTCATGGCCTTCACGATGTTCTCCGCCGTGTATTCCCAGTGCGTCTGCGTAAAGCTGCGTCTGCCGCTGTCGGTCACTGCGTCCATGCCGTTGTAGATGCCCCGATCGCCCAGCAGTCCTTCCAGCTGCGGCTGCACCCAGTCTTTCACCGTCTGCAGCGCATCGTTCCAGCTTCCGCCCGGTGCGATCATCTCCATCATCTTGGCCGCCGTGGCTTCCTTGTCGATCTCGCCCGCGCTTCCGCCGCTCTCATAGAACTCCTGCGTGCTCCGGATGAAGTCCTCCACCCGGTTAGGGAACACGTTGTTCTTCATGTAGTAGTCGATGCGCTTCTCCTTGGATTCCGGTCTGCGGTTCAGGAAGTTGGCGTGTTCCTCTGCGTAGACCTCCCGGATGGCCTGTTCCGCCGGTTTCATCTCTTCCGCCGTCAGGCGCTCGCCGGTCATCAGCTTCACCGCCAGCCGCGCCACTTCCTGTTCGCCCACCGCGTCGAGGTACCGCTGAATGGTCGCGTTGCTGAAGAAACGGTCGAACTGCTTGTCACGGTACACCGGTTCAAGGCTCTTGCCCTCGCTCTGAAGGAATGCCGCCTGCACCTCCGGATGGTTCGCCAGCTTGTCGGCGATCTCTTCCGGCTCCCATCTGGTCTCATTCTCCAATCCGATCTTGCCCAGCGTGCCGCTGCCTTGGAAAACGCCGCCCGCAAACTGGCTGGACAGGTTCTTGATGTTCTCATCGAACGCCCGCCGCGCCTCGTAGTTCACCTCGCGCTCCACCAGGGCGTTATCGTGCGTCGGCGTCCATGCGTCGCCGCCGTAGACCTTGTTCCTGCTGTCCGCTTGCGGATCAATGGTCCCGCGCGGGAAGATGGCGGAGTATTCGCCGTAGTTGGCGTGCCCCTCTTTTGCCTTCACGACGGCGATGGAAGGCGACGGCCACGCGCCGATGTCGAGCGTGCGTCGTAGCTTTTCCTCGGTCATATTGTGCATGGCGACGAGGGTTTTTGTCTCTTCAACCGGTGTCTCCATACTGAACTTCGACTTGACATTTTGCGTGTCGCGAGATAGACTATCCTCAAGAGCATCCCCTCGCAGAGCGCCGCTGTTCGCAGTGGAAGAGCCGTTAATTTGGGGGATGCTTCTTTCTTGCATCTGCCCAATATTATAGATCATCTTACCGTCTGCGCTCTGCGCCGTCGATATCGTAACCTTGTAATATTTCCCGTCAAAGTCTTTGAAAAACGCCGTGCGATAATTCCAACCGCTACTTGCCATGTCTCCATGTCGACTGTTATGATCTACAACGTTCCTGTCCCCCTTGACAGAAACCTGCGCCAACTCGTCAATATGCGATGCTGCATTTACTTTTCGCTCAAATGCCGCCTCGCTCATAGTACGCCCATCGCTGGTGTGGTTGTCGCTCAGTTTCCCTGCCGAGGTCGCAGTCAGGACCAATTCGTCGCCATCCGCGCCGATAAGCTTAACGTCTTGTCCACGGCGGATTTTCCCGTTAATATAGTCTTCCAGTTGTTCGCTCCAACTCTGCGGGTCATTTCCAAAAATGACCTGTCTGTCGGCGCGGACATATTTTTTGCCATCGGCAGCTTCTTCAATGCTCGCCCTGCCATTTATTTTGCTTGGCGGCGCACGCGTGCTTTCCTGCGCAACGGTTTCGCTCTCCACCTTGATATGTGCAAGAAGAAACGCTGCCGCATCGCTGATCTCACTGTCGGCGAAAATGTTCATATCGCCGAGGCTGTCGCAAACCACCTCTTCCCAAATTTCCTGCGCCGTCATTTCGGTGCCGGCATAAGCGTCTGCATACGCCGTGCAGAGGGAGTCAACCTCACCGCCGGTAAAGGTCTTATCGATGCGCGTGCGTACCTCGTTCAAATCGACTTCGCCCTTTGCGATCATATCATGTCCGGCCTCATGCCGCATGATCTGGTACGACGTAAATTCCGGATGATCCGCACGGATAAATACGCGGTCACCTGAAACGTAGCCGCGCACCTGGAACGTTTTCCCGCTCTTGTCACGGAACGTCAGATTATTCCCGGCAAAGAACGTCACGCGCAGACCGCGCTCTTTGGCGAGGTCCTTCGCCTTGCGCATTTCCGCCGTCTCGTTCTTCACAAGATAGACGCTGTCATTGAATGCGCCTCTGCCGATGCCAAAGCTCGCAGTGCTTACTTTTTCTCCATAATCGAGCGCAGCTGCTTCGCTGTCTGCGAAGTGTCTCCCTTTCTTCCGGCTCTGATCTCGTCCTGTGCTTTCTTCCACGCCTCGTACTTCTCCGCGGGGATTCGCACCGTTATCCCGTTCGCTGCCGTCGCGTAAATGTACTGCTTCTCCATGTTCGGCTCCTTCCTGCTGCGCGTATTCTGCGCGCAGCTCGTCCATTGTCACCTCTCCTGTCTCGAGGGCAAGGCGGTTGTCAGTTACATACTTGTCAAAGCCGGTCGCTTGCACCTCTGCGCCTGCGATTTGCTGCTTTGCTGCAATATAATCCGTGTTTGGGGCAACCGCCGTTCCATCAACAGCAGTGTACCCATTCGTCAGCATGTCGTCAAGCACGATCTCGAGTGTTTTTGCCGCTTTGACGTTCTCCTGTCCATTATCGTTGATGATGCGCTGCGCTGCATCAATGATTTGCGTGCGCGTCAGGCCCTCGTCCATCGCCTTGCGCATGGCGGGTGTCTCGAATATCTGATTGCTTCGCTGGTATCCGTTTGCTGTCCGCTGCCGCGCGCCCTTCTGCTGTCCGCGTGAAAGGCTTATATCAGCGATACCGGCGATCTGCTCTGCCGCCGTACTGTAATAACCGTGCAGCTCGGGGTGGTCAAACTGGAAAGCGTTTACATTTCTGCTCGATACATTTTCCTTCGTGCGGCTGTCGATGTGCTCGCCCGTTCCTGCCGATTTCTTTGCGTCGTTCTGTCCGGCAATATAGCCCGCGTAGGCCGTCTCATTCGTCGGGTTCGGGTTCGCCTTGCCCTCTACGCCCGCATTGTAGGCAGGGATAAAGTCCTTCACGTGCTCCGCCGCGTCCTTGCCCTCCTGATACGAGCCACGGATCGCCTTGCGCCCGCTCTCACCGAGGGAATTATCGAAGCGCGCGAAGCGGTTTGCCGCCACTTCCACTCCGCCGCCGAGCCCACCGAGGATGCCGCCGACGAGGAAGTCGTTCAGAATTTCCGATGCTTCCAGCTCGCTATAGCTCCCGCCGAGCGTCTTGCCGTTATAGATAATCTGCAAGGCAGGCTGAATGAGGTCTTCGATGGCCTCCTCGCCGCCCTCTTCAAGGAACGACAGCGCGATCTTGCCCGCCGCGCTGTTATTGAGCCCAGACATCGTGCGCTCGATGACGCCATCTAAGAAGCCCTTGCCGAACATTTTCTTGAACGGCGCTGCCGCGTTGCCGATCTTCTCGGTTGCCACGCTGAGTGCACCGCTCGCAAGGCCATAGTTGACCTGCTGTTCATGCGTTGCGCCCGCTCTGCGCGCCTGCTGCGCGCCTCCGCCCGCGCTGCGCATGAACATCGGGAAGAGCGCGCTACCGCCCATAAAAGGCGTGAGGGCAATATCCATCCCCATCTGCGCACCCGCGACGCCCGCGTCGACGGCGAGTTGTCCGGCCTTGCCGAGCCCGCTTTTCGCCTTGTTGATATCCTTTGCGCCGCTGTCGGCCAGCCTGTCAGCGATGTCATAGGCTCCCACTGCGGCCTTTTCCCCGCTCTCGATGATCTTGCCGTACTTCTCACGCTCGCTGCGAGCGATGGCAATCGCCTCTTTCGTGTCGGCAATATCCTGCGCCGTCATCGACGGATCGCTCAGCGTCGCTTCCAATGCCGCAATCTGCTGGTCCAACGTCTCCGCCTGAGCGCGATAGACCGGTGACATCGCTGTGCCGCCCTGCCCCTGCGCCACCACGCCGCCGAGATTGACCAAGCCCGCGCCGTATGTCTTCGCAGCGCCCTTGAGCGTATTGCCGACGCGCTGCGTGACCGTCGGTGTCTTAACGTCCTGCACGTGCTGTTCGAACGCTTCTTTGCTCTGGTAGTTCTTCGCGTCCTTCTTCTGTAAGGCCCCCTGCGCAAGATTCTGCGCAAGCGCGCTTTGATTTTTTGGCGTCACGACATTCTGCCGCGTGCGGAACATGGGGCTGCTCGCCTTTGCGGGAATCGTTGCCGCCTTGCTCGGTTGCACTGTCGGCTTCTTCTGCACCACATTGCCCGTAGGGGATGTGCGCTGCACATCCCCCGTTCTCACAAGCCTGCCGTGCGTGCCGGTTCCAACAACCGTCGTCTGGCCCTTGCTCGCTTCCACTTCCGGATTCGCTTTTACTAATCGTCCCATTTAGCCCTCCTCGTAGGAATAGCCGTACTGCGTCAGCAGCTTCTGCATTTCTGCCTTCTGATCACTCGTCATCAGCGGCCATGCCTTGTCGAGCGTCGAAAGGATACGCTCGCCTTCACCGTTTTTCAGCGACGTGTTGAATCCGCTCAGTAGAGCAATAAACTGACCCTGCGGCAGTGTCTTGCCGCTGCTGCCGCTTCCGCTGCCGCCGCCCTGCCCCTCGAGCCAGCTCTCATAATCGTCATACAAACTGCTTGAAGAGGAAAAGCCGTACTTCTTATAGTTGTTGGAGATAAAGCTCTTGGGATAGCCGCTTGCCTGCGCCGCTGCGAACAAGCCATCATAATCCGCCTCGCCGCCGCCCGTAGGCGTGGTGCTGACGCGGGTATTTCTTCTCGCGGCCTGCTGCGCGGCCTGCTGCAATTTATACTGCCATTCCGCATTATAGCGTGCGTCCTCGATGGCGTCGCGTTCCTTTTGGTAATCATAGTTGAGCTTGTCCTGCTGCTTCTGATACGCCAGCGCATCCGCCGTCTGCTGGTCGCCCACCTGATCGCGTGCAAGCTGGTAGAGGTAGTTGCGGTCAGCCAACCAGCGGTTGTAGTTGTTGTCCTCAAGGCCGATGAGCGTATTCAGGTCGGCGCGGTCAGCATTCAAGCCGTTCTGATACATGCTATAGGCAAGCTGCTGTAATTCGGGAATCTTGTCCGTCATCTGGCTCATCTGGTAGTCGCTCGCCTGCTGGCTCGCTGCCACCGCCGCCGTGGACGGCATCCCGCCCGTCATCACTGCCGCCTTGCCGAGCACATCCTCAGCGCTGCGGTCTGCCTCGCGCGTATACTGCTTTCGGTACTGCTGATAGAGCGGGTCGCTCGCAGCGTCGTAGGAAAACGGCGTGCGATTCAGCAGCGCGTCGAGCTTTGCGCTGATCTGTCCGCTCTGATCGTAGTTGTAGTTGCTGTCGCCCAGCTTATCGAGCCAGCTCGTGTCAGCCTTTGCAGGGCTCGCGCCCGTGCCGAGTTTGATGTACTCGCTGCCGTCCACGCCGCCGGAATAGTCGTACTTCGCACGAATTTTCTCCGCCGCGTCGTGCGCCGCCTGCTGGCCCGCCTTGTCTCCCTCGGCATATGCCTTGTTGTAGGCTTCGGTATACTGCCGGATGAGATCAAGGTCGCCCGAATCGTTTATGAGCGTCAGGTCTGTATTCTTGTGTTTGAAATTGTCTGCCATTGTCCCCTCACTTTCTGCCGCCCGTCACGTATTCGTACTCGAGCGCATAGAGCCGGTATTCTCCTGTGGCTTTGATTTTTAATCTAAAGTGGTCGCAGCGGCGGATCGGGCAGTTGAGCGTGAAAACGTCTTTCTCCTGCGCCCCGCAGCGGTCGACTTCTTCCCACGCACCGCCGTCGAACTTGACAAGGAACACGACCGTTGCGCCCTTCTCGCATTCCAGCCGCGCCCGCACGCGCTGCACGTGCTTTGCGTCGAACGAGCCGCCGTCATAGTCGGCAAACTCCGCCTCGCTAATAACAGCGCCCTCACGCGTTGCGCCGGTCGGGATATCTGCTGGATTCCCAAGCAGCACGCACCCGCCATCCACTAAGGCCATGATACCGCCAGAGTAGGCCATTTGCACCACGGCAAGCGTATCTTCCTTATGCCACACGCCGTTCTCGCTGCTGTAGCAGTACAGCGCCGCCTTTCCATCCTCTTTCAGGCTCACGTAGTAGTTGAGGCCGTCGCTTCCTCCCACCGCGTCGGAGAAGCGCACATCGTCGCCCAGCGTGCGGGAGATACAGCGCGGCATGCCGCCGCTGTACGCCATGATGCCGACCTTTGAGAGGTAATAGAGCGTTTCACCTGCAACGGCGAGGCTCTTGTGGCTGCCCTTCATCACGCCGAGCACCGCACTCGACATGAGTTGGAAGTTTGTAGGAATCGTGCCGTACATCTTGAAGATTTTGTCTTCTTTGAAAAAGCACGGGTAGCCAAGATAGCTCACGCACGCCGTGAACGCTCCCGCCGTGCCACTCTCCACGCTGAACGCATCCGTGGACAGCCCGTCAAACACATTCCAGTTGTACGGATCGCCGAGCTTCGAAGCAAAGATGCTGTCGCCCTTGCATCCCCATACGCGGTTTTCGTTCGTGCAGACAAAGTCCATATCGGGAACGCTGCGCTTGAGCGTGACTGTTCCGGGCTCCGTGATGCTTTCCTGCCCATCGGGCAGGCGGAAGGTGTTTTCATAAAAGCGCAGCGTCTTCTTGTCGTCGCTGATCTCCCGGATGATGGGCGTGCGGTTGTTGTAGGTCTCCTTTGTACAGCCCGAGATCGTCACGGCGTCGCCCACGTTGAATGGGAACGCCGCGCCGGTCGTCGTGATGCTGTTTGCCGCCGCCTTTTCGTCGGCATACGTGCCATTCCCGAATTTCAGCCCCGCCGCGGCGTAGCTCGCCTCCATCGGCTTGATCGTGCCGTCCTTTTCACACACGATCTTGTCGGGGAAGATGAGCACGCGCTCGCCCAGTGCACAGAAAGCCTTTTCGCTGTCTGCGACCGTCGACTTCTCCTCGCCGTTGATGTAGAGCTTCGTTCCGTATACCTCGTAGAGCTTGCCCGCACTGAAAATGCCGTTTGCCGTCCCCATATCCTTGCGGACGGTATAGCGCCTCGCACGGGGGGCAAGAAGCGGGAAGTATCGCGCCGACAGGTTTTTCATGTCGTAGAGCTCGCCGCCCGCCGCGCCGAAGGTGTGGTTGATCCCGCCGAATTTCTCCTGCTGCACGCGCTGGTTCGTATATGCCGTGATCTCAGGCAGTCTCATCTTTCACCGCTCCTTTTGCTTCGTCCGGCGTATCGCCTTTTTCTCCCGCCGGGGCTTCCGTGCCGTCGCATATCATTGCGATGTTGCGAAGCGACTGGCGCACCGCTGCCACCACATCGACGGCATCGCCGTTGACGTTCAAAATGCCGATCAGGCGCATCGCGTGTGCCGCTTCCTGCTTGATCTTTTCATTCATGCTGATTCCTCCAATCGTTTCAGCCGTTCTTCCTGCTCGCGTACCTTTGCCCACAAAATCGGGATAAATTCGCTGTACCGCAGAAAATAGGTCTCGCTGCCGTCTTCGCGCGTGGCTCTCGCCCAGCCCGCAAATTCCTGCGAGTTAATGCCGCACGCGCGCATGGCGTCCTCTACCTCCTGCGCAATGAATCCGGTGTGGAAGCGCCCGCTCGTGCCGTTATTCAGCTTGTAGCGCTTCGGCTCGACGAGCTCAAACATGCGCACGTACTTCTCCGGCAGCGCCTCAATGCTGTTCTTGATGTTTCGGTCGGACCCGTTCAGCTCGTTCGTGCTGCAATAAATCGCGCTCCAAACAAAATTTGGTGCGCCAAGATTGTACCGGTTATCTGCATTTGGGGCGAAATCGCCGCGGCAATCAATGAAGTCGTAGTCGAAATTGAGCGCTGATCTTCCGTTATTCCCCGACAGATACAGGTTTCCGCTCGTCGCGTTCAACTCCATCGCCTTGCTCTCGAGCGTCATTTTGTAGTCCGCCGTGCTGGCGTACTCCGTGGAGATATACCCGCAGCGTCGTCCCGCATCATTGCGCACGGTGATCGTGTCGCCCTCAATCTCCTGTGCCGTCAGCGTGCCGTAGATATTCACCGCGTCCACGTACAGATCGATGGATCCCGTGCTCGCAATCTGTGCGCCGTTGTAATTGAGTTTGAAGATCGTTCCGTTCTCTCCGCTCGTCGCCGCCAGCGTGAAGCCGGTCGCGCTCTGGTCGAAGATGCTCTGTGCCTGCGTCGCGTCGATCTTGGTTCTCACCGTCGCGCGGATGCCGTTCACGTCCGCCTTGATGGTTGTGATCGCGCCGTCAAGGTTTGAAACGCTTACCTGCAAGCCCTTTGCCGTTGTGTCAAGCTGCGTGATGTTCCCCTCGGCGTCGCTAAGTCGAGCATCTAATCCTTTCGCTGTAATGGAAATTTCATTTACATTCTTGTCCGTATCCTCAATCTTGGCGTAGATCGGCTCGGAAATATTCTTGATAAACTCGCTCAGTGCATTCTGATTGATGTTGCTCCCGTCCAGATTGAAGAGCGTATACCGAAGCTGTTCCAGAAGCACGAAAAGGTAGTCATAGACCCCGTTGATCTGCTCCTGCGTGTCTTTGCCTTCGCCGTTCGGGAAGGTCGTCTCCACCAGCTGAAATGTCGTCGGCACTTGTCATCACACCTTCCAGTTGCCCTTGCTTTCTTTGCGGTTTTCGCGCCGCCACCACGCCATAGCATCGGCCACCGCCTCGTTGGCAATGGCATGGTCATTGGCATATAGCGCGCTGTCCTGATTGTAGGCGTCGAACTGCGCTGCCAGATACAGGTGGTAACACTCGTTGTGCCCGTCCGGAAGCAGCAATTCCATATCCTCGACGCTCGCTGTGTCATCCTCCACGCTCACCTTGAGGGCGGGGGCTTCCGCCCCCATCATCTCGGCGATTCGGTACTCAAGCACCATGAGGATTTCCGCCTTGCGCGGCGTGCTCAATTTGTTAGGCCGCAGCGCGTCCGCGTCACGGATCGCTTTCAGCATTTTCATACATTAGACCTCCGTGAAATACTGTCCCACCAGATCATGCGGCAAATACTGCAAGACGATCTTCCCGCCCGCGGCCTCGCCGATACGCTCGCACTTGTACGTCTTGCCGTCCTCGCTGTCGAGGTAATACTTGCCGTACTCGTACTCCATGCCGCGGCTTGCGGGGATGGGGTCGTCCTGCGTGCCTGCGTGCTCGGCGTCGATGACCGCCCAAAGCGCGGGCGTCTTGTCCGGCGTCCAGTCGGCCTGCGAGGTATGCGCCTGACGGCATTTGTACACCTTGCCGCTGTAGCTTCTGCGTTCGCCCTCGGCGAAAGCAACGGGGTACGCCCATGCCGTGATGAGTTCGGGCACGCTCGCCGCCTCGCCGTCGCTCAGGCTGACCGCTGCCTGCTCGATAATGGGGCGCAGCTCCACCGCGCGGGCGTACGTGACCGGCTCACCCGCAAGGGCGGTGACGGTTGCTTTGGCGCTTTCGGTTTCCGTAGGCTTGCCCATCTTGATACTCACCGTGCCGTCGCGGTGGTCGGTGATGGCCCCGCTCAGGCTGTATTCGCTGTTGTCCCACTCGTTGACGACTTCCTCCGTCTCGCCCGTGGGATTGCCGTCGTTGTCGAGTTTGTCCACCGTCTCGCGCTGGACGATGCTCCACGGCGTGTTGTCTGGTAGCAGCGCCGCAACCTCGGTGGTGGTCATCGTGAGTGTGATGGTCTTGGTGTCACGGTCGCCCCACGAGCGGTCTTTGGGGTTGCCGGAGATCTCTGCGGGGTATTCGGTGTTGTTGACTTTGATGTAAGTTGCCATAAATAACCAGTCCTTTCTTTAGAAGCAGAAGCCGAAGGCCACACCACGGGTAACATTTGCAGTAGTGTTTACGGCACTGCCTGTGCTTTTGACATTACAATAATATCTGGTGCTATCGGCAGTTGGAGAACGCTCCCACCAGTCGTATGCATTGCCGTTAAAGTTCTTCACCGTGCTTTTACCAGCTTTGTAGTAGTCATACTGCGTGCCTTCACCTGAGTGGGAGTTAATGGCACTACCAAAAACTTCAACCTCGCTCAGTAAGAATAGACTATCTTTCGTAGTTACGAGTGAGGTGCTTCTACCGCCGCTCGCGGAAATCTTGTTCACCTCACGGATGCCGCTCTGTACGTCCGCAGGCATCTGCTTCAAAATAATGGGCAAGTGCTCTACTCGCATAGAGCATTTTGTCCAACCCATGGTATTTGCAGCAGTGGAGTGCATTGCTTTTGCTATCTTATAGCAGTCATGCAGTTGGAATGTCAGCGGAGCTTTTCCCGAGCCATCGGCATAATCATCATGATTTTTTCCAATGATGTCGATTAGATAGTCTGTGCCGCCAATGGCCATGGTTTTCTGGTCTGCCACCTTCCACGTTTCCGGCACATCGTTGTTGTGACACGCAGCGATGATTTGCTCCCACGTGTTGTTGGCAAATACGGGGTCGTAGCTCGGCTTAAACGTAATGTCATACCCCGTGCCGTTGATGAGCGTCCTGCCCTTCTTGATGTTGTACACCGTGCCGTTGACCATGCACTTGCCGCCCTTCACGGTGTAGGCCGTGCCGTTGATGAGCGTCTTGTGCGCGGTGAGGTCAACTGGCGGCAGGACGTTGCCGGAATCGTCGACGAGTACGTCAGAGGAAAGGATAATGCATGGGCGGATACCGTAAGAGCTGGATGCGTAGTCTCTGCTGTAGCCGCCGTTGGAGAGGACGCCCCACACGCTGGAGGTGCCGCCGGTCGCGGAGCGGAGCCACCAGAAGGCGGCCGATCCGTTCAGTTTCGCAATGCGCTTGTTGTTTGCAGACGAACCGGTTCCAGACTCGAAGTAGGACAGCTTCGCACCGTCCTCCGGGAAGTAACCGTTGTCGCTGGTCGTCCAGCCAACTTCGTAGCCGGACAGCAGAAACACCTTGCAGGGCAGGCCGTTCGCACCGCTCTGATCCGAGCCACCGGAGCCACCTCCACTGCGATACGTAATTTTGACCTGCTTGATGGTATTCTTAATGTTGCTGTCAAGCAGGTTAAGAAACGTGTTGTTCAGGTAGGTGTGGATGTCACTGCTTTCGTACTTATTTACATTGGAACTATGCCACTGACGGTTCTCATAGATGTCCTTCATCAACAGCCAAGTGCCGTTGCAGGAGTCGTCGTACAGAGAACTCGGCTTGCCCTGATGCACCACCAAAAATTCCTTCCGCACACCACCGACGTTGAGGTACACGGACGAGCCGACCGCCAGTGTGCCGATTGCTTTGTTCGCCATGTTGCCCTCCTTAGCCGTACAGCCAGTTGATGGCGTAGTTCTCGGTCGGCGTGGTCTCAACGTTCACGAGCGTCTGCTTGACGATGTTGCCGCTCGCGATGTAGTCGCTGCCGCGCGTCGCGGCCACAATCCCGCCTGAGCCGTTGCCCTTGAGGAGAGCGGTGGTGGAGGGGATATTGACGGGGCCTGCGGGGCCCTGCGGGCCGGTCGCACCGGTCTCGCCTTTCTCGCCCTGCTCGCCCTTTTCGCCCTGGTCTCCCTTGGGGCCTTTGATGTTGACCGTCGCGGGATTCGCAAGCCCGCCGTCGTTCGACCAGCTCAGGTCTCCCGCCGCGGACACAGCAGGGGTAAAGGTCGCGCCCTTTGCGCCGTCCGCGCCCTTCGCGCCATCCGCGCCGGCAGGGCCTCGCGGACCCGTCAGGCCTTGCGGACCGATTTCGCCTTGCGGACCAGTCTTGCCCTGCGGGCCCTGCTCTCCCTGCGGTCCCCTTGGCCCCTCTGGGCCGGTATCTCCCTTCGCGCCGTCAGCACCGGCAGGCCCCCGTGCGCCCGTGTCGCCCTTCGGGCCCTTGAGGTTCACGGTCTGCGGATTCGCCTTGCCGCCGTCGTTCGTCCACGACAGGTCGCCGTCGTCGCTCATGCTCGGCGTGAACGTCACGCCGTCCTTGCCGGCGGCACCGTCTGCGCCTTTCGCACCATCCTTGCCCGGGGCTCCATCCGCACCGGCAGGGCCTTGAGGGCCGGTCTCGCCGGGATCGCCTTTCGGACCCTGCGGACCCTCGGGCCCCGTGTCACCCTTCGCGCCCTGCAAGGGGCCGTTGTTGATGAACTCGCCGGTAATACCGTCGAAAATGTAGATGTCATAGGGCTCTGCCGTGCCCACGCCGTAAGCATCGCCCGCCGCTGCGGTCGCTTTCTGCGCGGCGTCCAGCGCAGCCTTTGTGCCGTAGTAGCCCAGCACCTTGAAGCCGCTGCCGGTCTCCCCCTTGGGGCCTGCGGGGCCCTGTTCGCCTTGCGGGCCGGTCTGTCCCTGCGGGCCCTGTTCGCCCTGCGGGCCGCGCGGACCTTCGGGGCCGGTCGGTCCGGTCGCGCCGGTGTCACCTTTCTCTCCTTGGGGGCCGGTATCGCCCTTGTCGCCTTTCAGCGCGGTGAGCTGCGCCGCCGTAAAGTCGGAATAGGTAAAGGCATCGCCCTTGTCTCCCTTTGCACCCTGCGGGCCAGCGGGGCCGGTCTCGCCTTGAATGCCCTGCTCCCCCTGCGGGCCGCGCGGGCCGGTTTCACCTTTGGGGCCCTGCGGACCCGTTGCGCCGGTATCGCCCTTCTCGCCTTTTGGGCCCTGTGCGCCGGTTGCGCCCGTGTCGCCCTTGGGGCCGGTTGCGCCGGTATCACCCTTCGGGCCCTGCTCGCCGGTATCACCCTTCGGGCCAACTTCTCCCTGCGGGCCCGTCGCAGGAACGCCGGTATCGGCAAAGGCTCCCGCCGCCGCATCCCACTTGAACCAGTTGCCCGTGGTCTCGTCGACGTATGGCATCTTGGATACCGCCGTCTCCGCATCCGCCGCCGCCTGCAAAACCTCATCGACCCAGCTTTGATAGGCCGGAGGCGGTGTCTCGCCGCTGTCTTCCAGCGTTTCGCGCACGCGTGTTTTATATATCTGGCTCTTCACAATGGTATCGCCCACGGTATAGCGCAGCTCTGCCGCGCCCTCACCGGCCACCGCCGTATCAACACTCGATACCCGCCACACGAGCGCGCCGTCCTCTTCTGTCACCGTCACGGGATACGGCTGCGCATCGCCGTTTCGCTGCACGATCAGGCTCGCCACGCCCTCGCCATAGCCCTCGCGCCACTTTTCCAGCACGTTAAAGACGACCTTGCGTGCCTGATTCTCCCCCCTGCGCCCGAGCTTGATCTCTTCGAGCGCGTAAGCATTTTCAATAACCATGTTGTCACCTCTCTTATGGAAAACGGCGCAGCAAGAGCGACTTTTTCGTCCCTTGCTGCGCCGTGTCGCAACTCATTTTTCGTGTCTCGCGGTCGTATTCACTTACGCGTTGTGGGCCTTCGCGCTCTCAACGTAGTCGCTGCTCATCGTCTGGATGAGATTTGCGGTCGACGCGTCCTGTCTCATCTGGTTCTGGATGGCCCACAGGAACTTTCTCTTGACCTGCACGGTCACGCCGCGCTGGATCAGGCAGCTTTCGCCGTTCACGCACACCAGCAGGTCATCCTTATACTTGCCGCTGTCCTTGAACAGGCGGACGCTGACGTACTCCTCGCCCGCGGGGGCGGCGTTCACAGCCGCAACGGCGTTCTTTGCTTCGCTCATCGGTCTTTCCTCCGTTTCAGTGTCGGGGGCGGCGTTCACAGCCGTCCCCTTGGTGGTTAGGTCAGCGGGGTCTCATCGAACGTGGAAGTCGTTTCCACGCGAATCATATACGCCTCAACCAGACGTTCGGCGACCTTGGTTGCCTTCCAGCCGACAGTTGCACGCTGGTTCAGCGGGTCAGCCGTACCGGCAGAGCCGAGCGGCTTGACGATGTGCTCAAGACCGCCGCCGGTCAGTTCGGTCGTGCCGTAAGCCTCCGCGCCCATGATGAGGGTGGAGTAGACGTTGCGGCCCTTCGCACCGGCTTCGCCCGGATAGATGGCGGTCGACGCCGTCGGGGTGGTAGCAGGCGCTTCTTTCAGCGTGATCGTCGCGCTGCCAGCAGCCGCGGCCGAGGCGCTCTCGATCTCAAGGAGCGCACCATCGATGACGACTTCACGGCCAGCCAGCTTTGCGACGTCAGCAGTGGTGATGGCCTCGTTTACGGTCAGGACCTTGCCGGATGCGCTCTTGACGGTCAGGTCGCGTGCGGCCTCGGTCAGGTCGTCCGCATGGAACACCTTCGCTTCGGTCGTCTCGATGAAGCGGACGCCCGCGATCTTGCCGATCTCGTCGTCATAAATGTTGCTGGTGTCCTTGTACTCGTGCGGGCGCTTCCAGTCAGGGTCATCCTGAATGTCGTAGGAACAGTCAGGGTGAATGATGGCCCAGTAGGAGCCCTCATAGCGCGGAGCGTTCATGGTTTTCAGGAAGCGAACCGCCTTGCGGACGGCGCGAACCGTGAAATAGTGGTTGCCCGTGGCCTCGCCGCCAACGAGCAGATGGCGGCCCGTCACCTGACCTTCGCCGTACTGGACGTTAGAGCCGCCGTTGATGACCTCGCGAGTGATGGTGTCGAGCGTGCGGCCCGCCTGAGAGCCGAGCAGCACCGTCGCTTCCTGCAGGTTGTTGTCGATGGCGGTCAGGTCGAGAATATCGGAAATCTCGACGAAGTCGCCGTACTGGTCGACCTGCGCGGTCAGCGTGGTCATGGACAGCTTGCGGCCCTTGGGGGTCACGCCTTCGGTGATGGGCGTCAATGCCTTGGGCAGCGGATCATACTTGCGGAACTCGATCTCCTTGCCCTTGCCCTTGGGGATGTTTCGCTTCTGCGCGAAGCGGTCATGCACCAGCTCGGGTTCGGCGTTGTCGATCAGGGTGTCGCAGTAGTAGGTCTTCATCTCGCCCGAGAGACCGGCATCGGTCGTCACGTTCGTCTGGCCCTCAAACAGGCTCAGAATGACGGGCAGAATGAAAATGTCTTTGAACTTCTTCATAGAGTTTTGTCTCCCTTCTTGCAGTCGGTAAATTTAGGCGGGCATCAGAATACGATGCGCTCGCCGCGCCGAACGCGCCTTGCGATCTCTGCGCGGTCGGCCTTCGTGAATTTGCTCGGGTCACTCTTGACAATGACCCCCGGCTGGGAAGTGGTTCCATTCTCGTTTGGGCGCATTCCTTTCGCGCGGACGTTGTCCATCACGCGCTTTTCCATCTCCGCCGCAGCTTTCGCCGCGCTACGAGCCTGAATGTCGCCTAAATGGGATACCTCGTAAGCGTCTTTTACAGGAACGCCAGCGCGCAGCATCGCAATGAAGCGCGGATTCTCCGCGACTTCGCGCTTGAGGTCGAAGTCAGGGTACTCACCCGGCGCGTCCGCCGTGCCGACCAGCTCGCTCGCCTGACGGATCCAGTCGTTATAAGTCTCGTCGGCTTTCTGCTGGCGCTGTCTGTCTTCTTCTTGGCGTTTGAGCGCTTCGTTTTCCTGCTGCATCCGCGCATACTCGCGGTACTGTTCCACGCTCATGCCCATACTCTCCGCTTCCGCGTTGTAGAGCACGCTGTTGAGCGCCGCATCGCCCTCAAAAGCCGCACGAAGCTTACTCATATCGCCGTCCGACACGCCATAATGGCGCATCAGTGTGTCGATAATGGGCTGCGAATCGGCGATTTTCTGGTCTTTGGCCTTCTCTTCACCGAATCTGCGGTTGATGATGCGCTGCGTCTCCGCAGTGTACACGTCCTTGTACTTGCCGTTTACGAGGTTAAGGAACTCCTTTTTCAGGTCTTCCCCGCCTTTTTCCGCAGCCCCGGCGTCGTGCTGCTGCATCTTCACGCCATCGCCTTTCGGCTCGCCAGAAGAGGCTCCCGTATCATCAGGTGTCTCCTGCTTGCCGAACACGACGTTGGCGTATTCGCCCGTTTTGCCCTTCCGGGTGGGAGAAGAGCTTGCCTGTGTGGTATCGCCCTGTGCGCTTGCGCCTCCCTCAGCGCCGCCCGATGCACCGGCAGCGGCTCCCGCAGCGGCAGCGCCGCCGTCAAAGAGGCTCAGGATCACGCGAAGCGTGGTTTTGAGGTTCATGGTATCCCTCCTGCTTGTCAAATCGCGGATATTCGGCCCTCCGTGTAGGCCGTGCAGCGCTTCCCATTGCCCGCAGGGGAGGGGGAGAGCGGCGAAAAGATGAAGAAAAACGCCGCCCCTCCCTCGCGGGCGTATGAATAGGAGGAAGCCACTCGCACGCCTAAAGCGTAACATGCGGCTTCCTCCATCTCACCACGGGTGAGCAAAATTTTTTAATTTTCTGCGAAACTGACCATAATGGCATCCGGCCTCATGTCCTCAAGCTGCTTGAGCCCGATGCAGGCCGCAATAAATGCCGCCTCGATGCGCTCATCGCCGCCGCAGTGGATGAGGAAGCGCGGCGCACCCTCGTCTATCTCAAAGCCATAGACCTCGCACTCTCCATCGGCTTCCATGTTCTTTACATAGCCACCGAAAGCGTACATCACGCCAGTGATGTAGTTGCAGCATTTCTCGTCCGCCGAATGGCCTTCGCACAGGATCATGTAGCGACCGATCTCGTGCTCGATGTGAACCATCGTCATGCGCTTACACCCCCGGCATCGCCGCACTGCTGCCCGTGTCCATGTTCGGCTTAGACTGTTCGGCAAGCTTCTGCATGTACGGCGTCTGCGCGCTCTGCGCGTCGGCGTTCTTGCTCTCAATTCCGCCGCTGCCGCTCTTACGTGTCGAGCCACCGCTCTGCGTGCCGCCCGCCATTCCGATGCCCATGTCCTGTCCCGTAAGCTGCTGGATGACCGCGAGCGCCTTTTGCAGTTGATCGCTCTGCTGCTGCACGACGTTGTAGAGCGTCGCGCCCTCGTTGACCTGGCTTTTGATCTTGTCGATTCCTTCGAAGTCCATCATGTCGAGCGCAATCATGCTTTCCTGCGCCCTGTCTGGGGAGAAGAATCCCAGCGAATACAGCTCTTTCGCCCGCTCGTTCTGTTCTGCGCGGGAGAATGGATTCTTCTTCTGCGCCTTGATCTTGATGTCAAAGACCGGTCTGCGGAACAGGTCATTGCCGAGGCTGTCCACGCCCGTCACCTGATCGCCAAGCTCGTTCACGCCGATCTGCGCATACTCGTAGGGCATTTCATTCGTGATGCGGAAAGTGCGCGCTGCGTCGTAGAACTGCCGCATGCGCTCGATGCACAGCTTCACGATTTTCGCCTGCGCGCGGTAGCACGCCGAAATCATATCGCGGCTCGCCTTGTTGCCCGCCTCCTGCAGTGCAGAAATAGCCGCCGCAGCCGTTGCACCGCTGGATGTGCCGCCATTGGACACGTCGCGGTTTGAGCTCGTTTCCTTCATCTCGTCGATCTTCATCTGTACGATATTCGCGTAGATGGAATCGAGCGGGCGCGTCGTTACCTCGCGGAGCCTGCTCTCGTCGATCTGTCCGGACACGTGGATGATCGGCTTGCGCCAGTCAAGGAACTCTTCTTCGTTGATGTTCAGGCTTTCACTCGCGAAATACCGGCGCTTGCTGCCCATCATTGAAGTTTCGAGGATGTTGCCCCACAGCTTGTCGATGTAGAGCTGCGGGTCCTTTGCAATGGCCGTATATCCAAATCCCGCAGGTGTGCCCTTTTCGGGAAACAGCACGTCGAACACGAACGGGTATTCGCCATCTTCGTAGAAGCCGCCATCCGCATATTCGGGGTCATTTTCGCTGGCGTAGATGATATGCTCCTCGTCGATGAACTTCGCGTAGTGCAGTACCGTTCGCCCGTCTGCGGTCCTCTTGCGGTAATACCAGTCGATCACGGCGACCTTGTTGCTCGTGTCCACCGTATCGTCGTACTCGTATTTTGCCGTTTCAATGCTGCTGCCGCTGAGCTTATCCGCAAACTGCGGGTATTCGTCCTCGATGATGTCGCGGTCGACGAGCGCCACCGTAAACACGTTGCGGCTCTTCTGGATGTCCTCAACCCCCGGCTCCCAGAAGATATTCAGCGGGTCAATGCCCTCGATAGCGATGTCTCCGAGCCCGTTGTCTTTCTCTTTGTCCCAGAACACGCCGTAGATCGCCACACCGTGTTTGAGCTTTTCCCACCACTCGAAGCTGTATGTGCTGTCAAATTCGTTGTATTCCATGATGACCGGCAGCACAGACGAGAGCGTCTGCGCGCTTTCCTCGTCGCTCTTCTCGCGAGGCAGGCATACGGGCTCGGGGTAGTTGTCCATCGCGTCGGCGTGCTTATTCATGATCGAGTTAAACAACCACGCACTCGCAGGCTCGGGCGATTCCCCCGCGTCTTTCGTCCCGTGGCGGATATCCTCCCAATGCCGCAGCTTCCACCAGCGCTCCTCGCTGATGATGCGATTCTCGAAGTTGCTCTTGCCCTGCTTGTACTTTTGCAGCGTTTCTACGGCGTCGCCGATCTCCTTGCTGCCAATGGCTGCGCCGCTGTTCATCGCCGCGTCGCTGTCGCGGAATGCGCCTACAAGCGGCGCTTCCGCCTTTGCATCCAACATCGCAGCAGCGCCAGCCGCGTCGGCCTGCTGCTGCGTCTGCGGGAATTTTCTCGTTCCTGCCATGTCTTCCCCTCCTGTCAGTTGTGTTGGAACCACGCATATCTGTCGTAGCTCGGCGTATTGATGTCCAGCGGGTCGTACAAGACCGGCTTCGGCGGCTTATTTACCCGTGCCGCAATGGGATTCTCCATGCACACATAACGTGTCATGTCGTAGATATGATCCTCCTGCTCGGTGTTCACGTCCTCAACGTCCTTTTCGTCGTAAACGAGGTTTGGCACCGTGCGAATGAAATTTTTGCACGTATCGAAGATATACAGCATCGGAACGCCGTTCTCATCAAACGCGAATCGGTTGTGCAGCTGCATTTTGCCGTCGATGCGGGCGTTATCCCCCTTCTCGAAGTAGACACGCTCGCGCTCAAAGAGCGAGCCGATGCTCTCCGTGCCCTGCGTCCCCCAAATGGCGGGATCGCCCACACGGAAGATGTGCCGCCCCTTGAGGTTCGGGTCTTCCGCCTCAATGCGTTTCATCTCGCGGGCAACCGCCGTCGGTTCCATCTTCACGCCCTCGTTCGGTGTGCCCGTGCAGCCGTAATATTCCCTGATGTGGTAGAGCCGCCTATCATGGTCGACCGCAAACCAGCCGATGGCAAACGGCCTTGAATAGCCCCAGTCCATCGCGCACCAAATCGGCCACTCCTTCGGCACATGAAACGGCGCGATGACGTGCGTATGGATGCGGTCGCGGTAGTGTTCGCTGTCATTGCGCCACTCGGTAAACACCTGCCCGGAGAACGTGTCCCAGTCACCGTAGAGCAGTGCGTTCTTTTCCGCCTCCGGCATCGACGCAAGGCGCGTCAAATAGCTGTCGTCGTTTTTCAGCAGTATCTTATTGTCGAATACCGTGCTCGGCACGAAGATGCGGCTCTTCTGCCGATACTCTTCGTGCCCATCCGGAAAGCGCACGACTGCATCCTCGCGGATGGTCCTCATCGGCGGCGCTGCCGTGATGAAACGTTCCTTGACCCATCCGTGCCCCACACCGCCGGGGTTCGCCGTGCTGCGGATGTATACGCGCGTCCCCGGACCGTTCGGTCGGTTGCGGGAAAAGAGGTAGCTATATTCCTCCCACGTAAAGTGGGTCAGCTCGTCGAATGCGATAAAGTCATACGCCTGTCCTTGATACTTGATCTTGTCCTTTGCGTACTGCATCGAGCCGAAGAGTATTTTCGCCCCGCTCGGGAATGTCCACGTGTGGCTGCTGCCGTTGTAGCGCGCGCCCGGATAGATGCGCGGGTAGTAGTTCAGCGTCTTGTCAATGAGCTCGGCAAGCTGCGGGAAGGTCTTTCGCAGGATGATCGCCTTGTAATACGGGATATCCACCTGCCGCAATGCCTCGATGACCAACGCATCGGATTTTCCCCCGCCTAACCGGCTGCGCCGCCGTATAGAGCCTCGTCCTCCCATCGGCTCATAAAGAGCGCCTGCTTGGGCTGCGGCTTCCATACCACGCTACGCTTCGCCATTCGCATCACCTCCCGCGTCCTGCGGAACAGGCATTACCGCAGGCAGCTCTGCCACCCCGCACACGCTCTCTCCGCCGTCGTCCTTCTTCTCGTCATTTATCCAGCGGAAATTGTATCTCAGGCTGAATTCCGCACCACGCTGTCCGTCTCGGTCGAAGAGGCGTTCCTCTGCGTAAGCTTCGATGCGGGCCTTCGCGCGCGTAACCGTGTCAACGAACTCTTTCTTCGCCTGATAGTTCAGCAGCGCTTGTCGGCTTGTAAATCCAAGCGCGAGCGCCAGCCCCGTCACTGTCGGCGGTCGCTGGTGAATGATAAACGGCTGCCCGAATTTGTCGAGGATCGGCATCCCATCGTCTCCGATGATTGGCTCACCCTTGCAATCTTCAAAGTATCGGTCAATGACGGCCTGCATTTCTTCGACCGTCGCATATTTGGGAGGATGCCCAGTTTTCGCCATGCCGCCACCGCCTTTCTTTTTTATGCTGCAAGCCCCCCGTCCTCGGCCTTATCGCGCAGCATTCTTATCCCCGCTCGGGGAACCGAGCTTCCTATTTCCGACGGTAACACGGCATCTTTTATTTCTCACCACGGGCGCGGAAACTTTCTCTTCCCTTTCTGCGCTCTCCTCTGTATAGTTGCATACACACAACATAGATACATCCTGCATATAGCACTCTCTCCCTATCCCCCCTATAATCCCCCCCTTCCCCTCTCTCCCGCAGCAAAAAGAAGCAGGGCTTTCGCCCTGCCTCTTCTTATGCCATTTTGAGCTTTCTCTTGAACCACTCCCACAGGTTACGCCACGGATGGGATTCTGCGTAATTGGCGCGCTGCTCGGCGTTGTAGCGCCTGTTACGCATTACATTAAGGGCCTCTTGCTTAAAAGCGCACTCGTCTCGTTACCCCTCCTTCGGCTCGCCGTATCTGCAAAAATCGTTCTCACCAACATTGCGCCTGTTGCATGGCGAATGTCTGTTGTGACACGTCAGCGTCCCCGGCTTCCCGTATCGCTGGGTAAGCTCGGACGGCAATGTGCTGTGCTTGCAGTCCTTGCACCGCGTCACGACCACGGCGTCTACAATAGGGATGGCCCTAATATCTGCTGCTGTAGCGTAAAGCTCCCAATTTTCATCTGGTCGCCAATGAATAGCATCCCTGTCAATCAGTCGCATCGCTGTCACCTCCGTCCATCTTCGCGTAGTTCTCCACAAAGTTACAAACTCTGGCAGCGCAGGAGAGGCACAGTTGTTTCTCTGCAGAAAATGGTGTCTTAAAATTTACAACGCCGTAGTGATTGAAATCCAGATTCACGCCGTCAACCTCGTAGTCAATCTCGCGCCCACACATATCACAGAACACTTTAACCATCAACTATTTCCTCCGTCCATCTTCGCGCCGCTCCGCCCAAAACTCAACAAGCACTTCGGCGCGTCGTAGATGCGCAAATCGGTAATGTGCCAGCCGTAGCCCGTTTGCGCGTGCAGATAGTCGTGCATGTCTTTGAGGGTAAGGCAGGACTGTTGAGCTACTTCGCACGCCGTCAGCCAGTCTTCACCCTTGACGTAGTAGCTGCCGCCGCGCGCTTTGGTCTCAAGCTCGTAAATACGGTCGCAGGTAAATTCGCCGATAATCTTGCCCTTGCGGTCTGCCCACTTGCCGCGGTTCCACTTGGCAACATCACCCCCGAGGTCAACTCGAAAAAACTCGTTACAGCCTTGCAGCGTGCAGTAGATGTAGCATTTGAACGGCGTGTCCAGCTTCGGTCTGGTTTTTCGCACCTCAATAGTCTTTTCGCCGTTGGCAATCTTCTCCACCCACTTGGGGCGGATGCTCAGCATAACAGCCTTACTCATTTTTTCATCGCCTCCAATGCTTTCTCCGCCTCCTCGCGGGTGAGGAACCGGAATGAATGTCCGCCGGTTGTTTTTCGATTCCCTTTGCAAACGGCAGAGACTTTTGTATCGTGTACCCCTACGCTTTTAGCTGCTTCTTTCACGCTATGGAAGATTGCCCCAGCATCTCGAATTACAGGCTTTTCCCACTTGTATGGCTCCATGTCAACTTGGATTTCGCGTTTTATTCTCATCCATACCGCTGATTCGCTGATTCCGATGCGCCTACTTGCTTCAGCCAGAGTTACCATTTCTCCGTTACACTCAACCATAGCGAACGATATAGTCCTGATTGTTGTTCATGATAAAATTCCTCCTGATTTTTGTTAAAATTTAAAGCTCTTTCTGAGCTTGATCCCGTTGGCCTCTGCCTCCGCCGTAAAGTAGCGGTGTTCCTCGTTGATGTAGACGACGCGCCCGTGCGCAGTCGTCTCTTTCGTGGTAACGCTCATAATGCCGGTACTGCCCTCAAATGCGGCAGGCTTCCAGCTAAATGGTTCGCCGATGTACGTGGTCAATACCTCACTCCGATATAATCAAGCACTCGGCCATAGCCAAGCCCCTTTTCGTTGGGCTTCCATAGCCCGTCCGTGTCCCATTCCCCGCCGCCGATGCAGAACTCGTAGTGCTTCGGGTGCGTGTGCTTCATGCGCTCGAAGCGGTTTTCGCCTTTTTCGAGATGCGCACCGAACGCGCAGAACATGCAGCCCGTGCGTTGGCAGCCCGTGCAGTGCAACTTGCAGTCGATCAGCGTTTCTGCATAATCGTTCTCGCCGTCGCTGGCCGCAATGTCACCGTAGACACTTGCGATAGGGATATGCCGGTCTACGATGAATCGCAGCACGTCTTGCTCCGTCCAGAAGCTCATGGGCTTCCCTGCTGGGTGTTTCCCTTCAAAAACATTGCAACCGTTTTTCAGCCAAACTTTAGTTCTCAAGCGGCTTTCTTGCGCCATTGTCGCCATCGTAGGGACTCTTTGCGTTTTTCTCATATAGGCGTTCATCGGCCTCTTTTTCATCTCTCCGCAGCACCTTGAAGATATTGCGAATGGTGCGTATAGTAGAAATTCCCACTTTTCGCAGTTGTATTCGCTCGGTTCGCCGTCTTTTCGCAAATATTCGCCGCGAAGCCGCGCCGCAGATCGTCCGTCAGGCTTTACCCTTGCTTCTTCAACATACGCCGCAACCTCCTTGCTCACGATGCTGTACCCGTACTTTCCTACCACCTGCCGGATGTTCATCTTTGGGCGCAGCCGCACAATCTCTACCGTCACGCGCGGGAACTCGTGCCGCAGCCAATCCGCGTATGTGTTCACGAATTTCTGGATTTCTGGGTATTCCAGCCCCGTGTTGACGAATACCAGCGTCAGCTCCCACGGCGGCGTCCTGAAGCTCGACAGATACCGCGCCGCCAAGTATGCCAGAACTGTGCTATCCTTGCCGCCGGAAAAGCTGACGTAGCATTTCCCGTTCCACGCGGTGTACCACTGGTCGAGCTTTTCGTAGGTTAGGATTTCTTTGTCTTGCAAGTCGAGGGCTAAAAGCTGTTTCGCCGCCTCTTTCGGTATCGGCTGATTGCTATACCCTTCCATCGCGCCCCTCGCATTCCCCGAACAATTCGCGGAACGTCTGGCCGGTCAAATCCTCCAACGCGATGAACGCCCGCACGGTCACGTCCACGTCGCCCTTGACGTAGCGGCTCACGTTGGTCGGCGAAATGCCGGTCACCTCGGCAAGCGTGGCCTGGTTGTAGTCGGTCTTCTCCAGCGCCTCCTTGAGCCCCGGATACGGGCAGCGCTCCCACGGCGTCTTTGACATTACAAATCTCGGCATTATCTCTTTCTCCCCCTCCCAAAATACGATTGGTACTCCTCATCACTCCACCGTGTCCAGACGCAAGCGTAAAGCGTTCTGGCGCGTGGGTTCCTTTTTTGCGTCGCAAGGCTGTGTGAGATCGTCGACAGCCCAACGCCGCAAAGCGCGGCGAGCTCGGTCGGCGAATCTGCGATGTACTCAGGGATTCCGGCGTGGGCATAATCGATCTTCATGTAGACCGGTCGCCATTTCATCTTTTTTGCCTCCTTATGTCTCGTCCGCGCCGCGTCTTAAATCCGCGTGCGGTCAAAAAATCGTCGCCTGCATGGCATTCGGCCTCTTTCTGTGCCGCGTATTCCTTGGTCTTTGCCAAGTCCTCCTGATAGTACGAGCACTCACTGTGACATCCCGGATGCCGCACGGGCGGCAGGCAATGCAGGCAATGCTCAAAGCTCATCGGTAAACTCCCTTGCGCGTCGCGATTTGGTCAGCGTTACTATCGTGACCGGCGGCTCATTCGTGTATCTTTTCCTCGCCGCAATATTCCATATCGCCGCATCATCCGGATACGCATACCCGTTGAGCGCATCCATGACGGCCTTGACGATGTTGTCGAGGTCTCCGCGCTTTAGGTATGGGGCTAACTCCATTTCTGCTCTGCGCTCTTTTGGCGTCCCCTTCTGGATGGGGAAGTACGCAATAACATCAAGTTCCAGCGCGTCTCCCGCGGCAAACGGCATCACGTTTTCCCTCTCCCACGCCGCGCGTATGGCAGCCTCGTATTCCCGCGTGCTCTTCGGCGTGTAAGTACCATGCCGCGTGACGCGGGGCCTACCCTTCGGGACGGGCCTGCCGTCAACAAAAAAATGCACGCTTTCTGCCTGCCGCCGTTCCCCGCTCATCGCCTTGCGCACCTGCTTCTGCGCCTGCGGCCCCAGCCTCGCGAGGTCAGCTGATGTCAGCGCCATCGTCTGCCTCCCTGATTCGCACTGGCAGGACCATTTTGACGTCCTCGTGGTTGGTCTTGATCGTAATGGGCCCAATTGGCCCGCGGAATTCCAGAATAGCAGGCTGCTTGAAGGCGCCGCCGACGCTGGCCTTTGCCGCCTGCAACGCCGAGAGAAGATACTCGGCATTCACGCCGATACGGAATGTCGGCTCATTGGGCAGGACTTTTTCCCAATCCAGAAACTCTCCAACTGGCTGAACAAAACCGAAGATGCAGCCGAGACATTCGATCTCAACCACGCTTTCTGTCTTGTCCCGTTCTTTCAGCTCCAAGCGCATGGAATTACCGCGCGGCAGGCGGATACTCGGCTTGATGTAGCAATCGAAATCCTCTTCGACCTCGCAACAGGTCGCATGCTCCACGAAAAGCCGGAAGCCGTCTGTGGCGATAGCCGTAACTGCTTTGTTCTTCTTGCGAAATTCCAGCCGGATATTCTTGTACATCGGCTTTCTCGCGCTCGCTGATACCGCGCCCTTTACGGCGGCGATAATCGTGTTGAACGCGTTGGTGTCCATGATAGCCAGTCTCATTTCTCTGCCTCCTTTGCGGCATTGCGGTCGCACGGGTCGTCCCGCAGGCCGACCGCAATATGCATCACGTTCTTCTCATCGACGCGCTGGTGAATCTCGTATTCCCCAAGCAGCTGGTTCACCTTCGGCCTTTCGAGGTGGAGCGCCTTCATGCGCGGGATCTCTTCTCCTGTGTCGGGGTCCTTCACTGCCTCGCCGTAGGCAAGCGCGATTTGGATAATCCAAGCGTCGAACGCCATGCGCAGCTGGTTCAGCCCCTTCATATCCTCACGCAGTTTCGCATTCGCTTCCATCAGCTCGCCGACTTTTTTCTGATATCTGCCGAGCTCGTGCTCAAGCCGTTTTACCTTGTCTCTGTTTCTTTCGCTCATCGGTTCTCCGTCCTTTCGTAGTGCAGCGTCAGCGCCCGGGCGATCGGGCAGTGTCGCCATTCTTCGTTGGCGCAGTAGCGCCGCGTATATTCGTCCAGCTCTTCTTTCGGCAGTTTGACTTGCGCACCCTCGCAGTTGAGATAGTCGCGGTAGTCCCGCGAGTAAAACGGGCACTTGAAAATGCCCCCGCGATACCCGCTCACGGCGCACCGCCTGCCAACACCGATTTGACGTGCCTCATGCGCTGATTTGCCTTGTCGCGTCTCATGCTATCGCCCTTGAATACCAGCGGCGTGCACATCTCGAGGATGCGGTCATAGATGCGCTGATAGGTCATGTCTTTCGGCCTGCACAGCTCGTCAAGCGTCAGATTCGTGGTGACGATCAGTGGCTTTTTGGCCTTGTACCGCTCGTCAATGACCGTGTATACCGTTTCCATCGCATACTCACTGCTGCGTTCCGCGCCGAGATCATCGATCACCATCAGCGGGTAATAGTGCACCTGCTCGATGATTTCCTGCTTGTCGTATCCCGCGTTGAGGATTCGCGGAAAGCTCGTAATCATCGCTGGAATTCCGCGATCAATCAGCTCGTTGGCGATGCAAGCCGCCGCGAAGGTCTTGCCGTTACCGGTGTTTCCCCACAGCAGCAACCCATTGTTCTCGCGCCGCATATCGTCCCACGCGTCGGCATAGCGCTTGCACTTGACGATTTCCTCGCTCATCGTTGCCTTGTCGAACCGGCACGCCGTCAGGCTCTTGTCGCGGATTCCGTCAGCACGCAGCGTTTCGATGCGCAGTCGCTTCTCGCGGTCAGCTCGTGCTTTCTTTTCTGCCTCGTACTCTCGCGCCGCGCAAGCGCACTGGCAGCCGACAAGGCGGACGCTCCCGCCGATGGGGATCCGGCACTGCTTCGGCGTATTGCAATGGCCGCAGTACAGCAGCCCGTCTTTCTCGTAGTCGACCAGATCACGTACAGGCTCGGCCTTTTTCGCGATGCTGTCGATCAATGCGTCAACGTTCATAGGCTTCCCTCCGTGTTGCCGTAGTCGTAGACAAACGGCTTATTCTGCGGCGCTTTATTACCCCACCGTTCCCACTTCTCCGCATTTCTGCAAGCCGCTTTCCAGTCTTTCATGGGGGTCTTGCCGACCATCCAGCCCTTTGAGGCGTAGAAATCAATAAACCCCTGCGGGTCTACCGGCGAATGGCGTTCAGCCACGTAGGACTGAACCTCTGCGAGTGTGGGGGGTGTGAAGCGCTTCGCGCGCGAAATACTCTCGTCTTTGTCTTTGTCTTTGTCTTTGTCTTTGTCTTTGTCATAGCTTGATTTGCTTGGCAAATTTGGCATTTGCTTGTTTTGCTTGGCAAATTTGGCATTTGCTTGTTTTGCTTCTGCCCCTGTTTTACCTGCGCGGCTTCTTGCTTCGGATAATTCCACCATCGAAGCGGTGTCTCTATCGATTTGCGCCCTCATCATCGGGAATAAGAACCGTTCGTTCCCGCAAAGCTGCGGGGCTTCGCCCGTCCTTGCATACTCTAACAAGGAAGTGAAAAGCCGCCCCCTCTCTGCGTCATCGAGTGGCTCTATCGCGTCTAAATAATCGACAAACACCTTAATATAGGTTATATCCGGCATAAGCTCACTCCTTACAAGGGAATAAGCAAACGTTCAAATCGTGCTGCCAAATAATGCGGCAAATTGTTTCCATTTCAGCCTGAGTAAGCCCGTTAACGGAAATTGAGTCAGTATCAGGATCATTCACATCTAAAAAATTATCGCTATCGAAAATTAAAACGTCATATCTCATCTCTACGCCCCCATCAGAACGGCAGCTCGCCGTCGTCCTCGCTGATCTCTGCAAAGCCGCCTGCGGCGCTCTCTGCGGCGTATTGCGGTGCGGCAGTGTTGTTGTCCTCCGAGCGCCTGTTGTCTGCGAAATACACGTTGTCAGCCTGCACCTCGTAGCTCCTGCGCTTGTTGCCGTTCTTGTCCGTCCAGTCGCGCATCTGCAAGCGCCCCTCGACGCTGATCATGCGGCCCTTGTCGGCGTAGCTGCAAAGCACTTCCGCCGTGCCGCGCCATGCGACAACGTCGATCCAGTCTGTGCCGCCCTCCTTGCCGTTGCGGTCAACGGCAAGAGGGAACGACACAACGGATACTCCGCTGTTCGTCTTTTTCAGCTCCAAGTCACGCCCGATGCGTCCCATCAGGCACACGCGATTCATGCTCACTGTGCGTCACCGTCGCTTTCGATGACCTCGCCGGTCGCCTCGTCCACGGTGTAGTTTTCGGCCTCGATGGTTTCCTCTGCCTGCGCATCTGCGGCGATCACGTCGGCAAGCTGTTTGCCCGCGTCGCGCGTCTGGTAATCGATGGACATAACGCCCCACTTGCCAATCAGGATACGGTAGACAGTCTTGCGTGCCATAGCGTCCCAATCATCGCGCCAGCCCTTACCCTGATATTCACCTTTGCGGAATTTCTTTTCATGTGCGGTGATGGCCTTGACGCTCATGTATACGGTCTTTTCCGCGCCGTTGATAAGACGGTAATAACCGACGTATCCGATGATAGGAAGCGCCTCGCGCGCGTCCTCGTCCTCCACGAAATCAATGTCAACCTCTTCGGTCAGACGGTTATAACTCTTCAATTCGCCCTCACGCACGTCCACGACGTTGATGGTCTTGTATGCACCCGTGCGAAGTGCGAGCTGGTGCATACCTTTCCAGCCGAGAATGAATGTCGCTTCCATCTTTTTTGCGCCAATATCCTTCTTGTAGTTCTTGAATGGCACAATGTAGGCATAGCCCAAACTCGGGTCGATGGGGAGATCAAACATCGCCGCTTTCAGCGAGGATTGAATGACCGTCATCGGGGATTCGTAAAAAGCCTGCTGCAAATTCTTGTCTGCATTGACCATCGAAATGATGGACGAAATAAACTGTGGCGCGCGCTTGCCAAGCAGCTCGTCAAAGCGCTTGCGCATGCCGTCGCGGTCAAGCAGATCGTTCACCAACGCCGTGACGGATGCCTGTTTCTGCTGCGGTGCTTTCTGCATCGCCTGCGCGTTCTGAATCAATCCTTCCTTCATCTTTCTTTATCCTCCTTCACCGCAAACTTGCGGAAATTTGTCGTTTTGTAGTATCTGCTCAAGTCCATGTCTGGGTGATCCTTGGCAAACGCCCTCGCATCGAACGTCTGGCGGCTCTGCGCCTTCCAGTCGACCGTATAGCGCCCGCAGTAGCCGTGCTCATTGTCACCAAGGTCGTTCATGAGCTGCTGTTTGATGGCGTCCGCGCCCTTCTCGATGGCCTTTTTCCGGCTCATCAGGTATTGATACTGCTCGATCAGTCTCTCGCGCCCAAACAGCTCGACTTCTCCGCCGCCGCCCTCGTAAATGGTTGCGATCGTGTCGGTCGTGCTCTCCATACCGTCCATCGGCGGCGGGCTGTCAGCCTCCACGTAGTCGTGCCAGAAGTCCGCGGCGCAGCGTTTCAACGCTGCAATCTCGTCGGGGCTGACATACACGCTGCTCTCGCACCATCCGGGAACATAGTCATCGGGGACGGTCGTGATCTGGTAGCAGTAAAAGCCCTTGCCCAGCACCAGCGCCGCCAAGAACCAGCGTTCCCACCCCGTCACGGCGAGATATGTCACGCACTGCGCGTAATAGCTCTCGGGGAATTCGCCAACTGCATAGCGCTTCATGTTCAGCGCATTCGCGGTCTTGCATTCAAGGCCCGCGTGCCAACCAGCCGGTAACACCATACGGTCAATGTTCGCATGTAGGCACGGAGCCTCATCGTTACGCAGGATGTAGTTCACCTTGCGGACACGCAACCCTGTTTTTATCTCGAATCGAGTTGCGACGTAGCCCTCGAGGTCTCTCCCGATTCGCATCGCCTCGTTTTCCGGCTCTTCGTCAATCCTGCTGGTCTTCTCCGCCCATACCGTGTAGGGCGAACGGTATTTATTCAGGCCCAGCACCGCGCCCATGTCGCTGCCGCCGAGGCTCTTTCGCCGCTCTTCAAGCCATTCTTCGCGGCTCATGCCGCGCGTCGAGATCTTCTGAATCTTCATCTTTTGTTACCTCGATGTCTTCCGCCCCGCAGAAGGGACAGCATAGTATCGTTTGCGTCTCCACGCCGCGCTCACCGTCAAGGTTCTCGCGCCTGCGCAAGACGTCGGGCTCGTCAAAGGTCAGCCTGCACCATTCGCAGCAGTACATCACATCATCGCCGAGACCGCGATGAGCACCGCCGCCAGCAACAGGCAGATACCGGCAAAAAGCATCGCCTCGTCTGCCTTGCGCTGCTCTCTCGTGCGCTTGTCGTGACGTCTCACCGGCTGCACCCCCTGTCGATATACGGCAGCAGCTCATACAGCACCTTACACACCGCGCACGCGCCGATGACGGAAAGCCCCGTCGTGAAGTCGCAGCCGTT